GAGGTGTGGGTCAGAGCGTAGTTGCGAAGCTCGCCGATGGTGGTGCTGGATAATTTGATTAGGCCGTCGCGGCCAAGTTTGGTTGCCATAAAATGAGGTTAGTCGGTTGAAAAATAGATGCAGTTGAAAGTGTGCCGAGCCGAGCCGAAGCGCCGGTCCTCGTCTGGCTCAATCGTATATTCCACGCTCGTCAAATGCAGGTCTTGACACTGCCCGCCGAGCGTAACGTCCGCGAGCACCGCCGCCTCGACCGCTGCGCTGCCGGTGTCGAAAAGGTCATCAATCAGGTAGGTGCCGCTTTCGGCGGTGAAGTAGTCCACGACGAGCTGCAGCTGGCGGTATTGCGTGCGATTGCTCGGCCCGAGCGTGCGAACTTCGATCTGCTCGCTGACCGCGTAAACGGCGGCGGAGGGAAAGCTGATGCTCGCAATCGTGTTGTTGCGCCCGCGCAAGATGTTTGCAGTCGGCACGACGAGAGCGCCCGTGAGCGCGTTGGCGGTTGCGTTGCGGATGTTTGTGCGGGTGCTCATGCTTCTTTGGGTATGACCATGCCGCCCTTCACTTTTGCGAATCCGAGATTCACGGCGCGGTTGGCGAGAAGGGCTCGATATTTCGAGAGCGTGACCTTGTAGCGAATTTTAAGAGCCGAATCAACCACGCGCTGCAGGTCGGGAATCTTGTTGCCGGTGGTCCGTGCGCTCACGAAAGGATTCTGCCCAAATTGCACTTGAGCTGTTCCAGCCTTTGCCATGTGCCGACGAATCCAAGCTGGCACGCGAACGCCGCACGCCATTGCAGCCGCAGCAAATCCAGCCTTACCGAGACCGACCTTTTTTTGAACGTATTTGAGATAGGCGTCCGCCGCCTGATTCGTGACCCACATTTGGTCCTGCACCTGCCAGCGACCGATTGCGCTGCGCGTGACCTGTTTCGGCCTCCCGCGTGCATTTCTGTTCGCGTGATGAAACGCCCGCATCTGCGCGATGGATGCGCCCGGTTGCCAGAACTTGCGATAAATGCGGATTTTCTTCGAGCCCTCCCAGCCAAGGTTCACGCCCATCGTTTCATTCTGCCCGTCGCGTGGTGGAACTTCCGTTGAGTTTCCGATCTTTTGAAAAAGACCGATGCTTTTTTCTTTCGCCAGTTTTCGACCTCCGAACAAGTCGCCCAGAATTGCGTTCTCGCCCTGCTTGCGTGCGTTCGTGCTGAGTCCGCCCGCTTTTGTTTTGGTAATGGTGCCGCCCGTGACCAAAGGAATTTGCCCGCCGTTTGCGATCTTGTCGCCGGTCGGAGGCGTAATCTGCATGATCGTTTTCGCGACGTAAGCGCCTTCCTGCTTGATGACCAGACCGAGATCGACCTTTGCGGCGTCGGCGAGTCTCGCCAGCGCATATTCGAGCTTCTTGGTGTCTGAAAAGATCGAGATCATATCACCTTAGCGACGCTCAGCTCACATCCCGCGCCCTCGGCGTCTAGCGTCACGCGCTCAACGTAGTAGGTGATGCCGGCCCGCGAAAGCGTCTGCGTGACCTGCGGAACGGCGCTGACGCTTGTCGTAAGCAGGAACACGGTAAAGCGCGAGTCGTCACGCCGTTGGTCCTCGAAGTCGGCGAACGCGTTGTTCGCCGCCGACCAAACGCCGGTCACCGCCGCGCCCTGATACGTGAACGAAATGCCGGCCTGCTCCAAGATCGCGGAGAAGTCGGAATTGATCTGCGTCGGGTCAAAGTCTCGGACGGCGGCCATACAATTGCGCGAATCGTCAAACCGTGCCGAAGTGCTGCGCGTGCAGCGCCGGCCGGTTCTCCCGCAGCCACGGCTCGGCGTCGGCCTTGCACTTCGCGCCGTCGTTGCCGCAGGTCTGAGAGCCGACGTGATGCACGTAGGCCCGCGAGATGAAGTGCCGGCGCTTCATGTCGGCGCATTGCACGTCATCGCTGAACCAGTTAATCGGCGGAAAATCGACCCACGCTTCCCGCTGAATCCACGCGCAAATCGGCGCAATCACCCGCGTCTCGACCACGAATTCTTCCGACTCAAAGCGCAGCAAGTCCAAGCGCCCTTTGCCGCAACGGATGTTTTGCGTCCCGCGTGCGTAGTCGGAGCGTGCTGCGACGTAGCCGATTTTCCCGAACGTCTGGCGCAACGCGTAGGCGTCGTAAAGCAGGGTCTCCCACGTCGTCGGCGTAAAAACTATGTCGTCGTTGCAAATAACCAGCTCGTCATGCTCCTTGAACGCGATGCCCGCCGCGTGGTTGTAAGCCTCGCCGAACGTCGCGCCGACGCCGTGAAAATAGTAGGTGCGAATGTTGCGCGGCACGTAGGCTTTGACCGACGCCTTGAGCACGTCGAGACACCTTGCGTTGGTCGTGCAAACGACGATTGCCGGCTCGGGAATCATGCTTTTTTTGCTCCAAGAATTTGCTCGATGTTCTCGGCGTCAATCAGCGTGCAGCCGCTTGCCAAGATTCGTTCGTCCCAGCCGTGCGGCGCCACCATGCCGTCCTCGAAGCTGACCTGAATCACGCCCGGCTCGGCTGCGCTTGGCTCGCCTACGTCGTGCAGGAACTGCTTGGCCATCCCCATCGTCTCGGCGTCGTCGGCCTTGACGAGAAAGCGGTGTTCGATGCGCTCCGGCTGCGCCGCTGTCGAAAGCCAAGCATCGCGGAAGGCGACCGATTTGGTCGAGTTGCCGAGTGTCTTTTGCGTCAGCCGGATCTTCGGCTGGGTGTGCTTGTGAAACACGAGCTGCAACGCCGCCGCGTCGTCCAGTTGGCCGGCGAGACGGTAGGCCCGCGCCGCGAGATCGTGCCCGGCCCAGCCATACCATTTGACCTCGTGCGTCCACGGACGGTCCTTCTCGTTCGGCTCGGGAAGGCTCAGCATCCGCGACGCCCAGAAGCTCGCCCGCTTGCCGTCGTTGCGCTCGAACGCCAAGAGGATGACCGACGCGATTGCCTCGCGGCACCACGGGAAAACGCCGTGCGCCGACATTGCGAACTGCATCGCCTCGCGCCGAGAAGCGACAAGCCGCGCAAGGTTGAGCCCGACCTCGTAGCGGAAGCTGTCGTCAAGGTTCGGGAAGCTGAGCGCGATGCGTCCGAACTGCTCGGCTGCGGTCTTGTTGCCGGCGCAGTAGTGCTCTTGGTGAATGTAGAAATATTGAGTGGCGGACTCCGCCACGCTGCGCCCTAAGATCGCGAGGTTGCGTTTGCGGTTGTCCTGCTTGATCGCAATCGGCTGATGATGCCAGACCGGCGTTGACCAGTCGAAGTGACGGTCGTTCGGAAGTAGGAGCAGATTTTCGTGAACGTCGTGATGCCAGATGCGCCCGCTTGCAAATGCGCTGCGCCGAACGATGCGCTCGCGGTGGAGCTTCTTGCCCGTCCCGCGCACGTCGTAGGGACAACGAATCATGAGCACGTCGTCCGATACCTTGCCGAGCCGGTCCCTTAGCTTTTCGGCGTCCGCAATCACGTCGTCGCAGTCGGCCCAAATCAGCCAGTCGCCGCACGCCTGCGCGAACGCTTGGTTGCGTGCTTGGGCAAACGAATCGACGTGCTTCCACGCCTGCGCCGTGGCGCCGTTCTTGTATTCGGAGAACACGAATCCGACCGAGTGCGCCGCGCACCAGTCGCGGACGATTTGCTCGGTGCCGTCCGGTTCCTGCGAGCCGATGGCGCGAACGAGTGAAACCTCGTCAATCACGCCGTCGAAGCTGTCGAGCATCGCGCCGATTTGCGCCGCTTCGTTGCCCGTAATTACGCAGAGGGAAAGTATCATGGTCGTCGTTGTGTGCGTCAGGTCTTGACCAACGCTCGGACCGGTCAAAACAAAAAAGCCCCACGCCGTGAAGCGTGAGGCTGTTGTGAAACCTAATTCCGGTTAAGCGTATTGGGTAGCGATGAGCTGACCAGCGTTCGAGTTCACGATCTTCTCGGCGGTGTATTGCGAGGCGCGAACGATGTTGGACTTGATTTTCTCCTCGCGGTAGGTCGAGACGCCGATGGCTGGACCGTATTCGGACCAGTTGAGCGTGAAGCCTGCGCCGCCACCGAAGTAGCCGGCTCCTGCCTGCGTGACCGAGCCGACCCAAATGTAGGTGTTGGCCCAGACGTTTGCGGCGGAGAAGGCGATGCCCTCGGGTGCGCTGTCGTAGGAGGCGCGACCGATCAGAACCTCGGCGACGCCGAACACTTCGGCGGCTGCTTGGGTGCTGGCGTTCAAGATCGTGTCGGACGAAAGACCGGTGCCGCGCAAACGGTTTTGGAATTTCGTGGAAGCGCGGACGCGGGTCCATACTGGGTATGGGATGACGACGCGGGTGTTGGTCGTGGACTCGCCACGCGCAAGCATCCGGTCGAGAGCTTCCTGCACGTCTTGACCAACGTCGAACGTGGCCAAATTGGCGACGGTGTAGGCGGTGCCGGAGTTGGTCGAGGTGAACGCGGCGTTGTCGAAGATTTTTGCGGCGACGCGAAGCTCGTGCGCGAGCAAGAGTTTGCGCTTGGCGAGCTTGGCGGCCATCACCTCGGCGTCGAAGAAGCGGGCAACGTCGAGGGTGACGGTATCGTCAACCGCCTCCTCGTAGCCGTATTCCAGAGCGGTGTAGGTGTCTTGAGTGAAGGCGCGGGTGCCACGAGCGTAATCGCTGTATGGAGCGCGGTTCTTCATATCGCTCTTGAGAAGTTGGCCCTCTTTGAGAACGAACGATGGGTATTGGCCGGCGCGGACTGGCACGTCGAGAATCGGCATGACGGAGGTGCCGATCAGACCGGCCTCCCAGTCTTTTGCCTGCTCAACTACGCCAGCGATGTCGCCACGGAAAATTGCTGCTGAATTTGAATACATGGTAATTAGTTCCTAACGGTTAGATGTTCTTGGGAAGCATCTCGATGATCGTAGATGCGTCCGAAGCGGTGGTGAGAGATTTGCCGACCGTGATCGTGCCGGTGATGGCGACGGTCCCGTTTGCGGTAGAGAAAAGCGTGTCGCCCACGGTTACTGGACCGGCGAGCAAGGTTGCTTTGATGGTGGTGCCGCCGAGGAATTCGACGGTGATTTGATCGCCGGAAGCGGCGTCAATCGTTGCAACGCCGTCGGGCAGAGAGGCGGTGGCTGCAAGACCGACGCCTCGGTTGTTGGAAATCGACACGAGACGAAACGCGGTGATAGCCGAGTTCGCCAAGAAAGTGCCGGTGTGATTAAATGAAGTTGCCATGGTAGTTTGGTATTAGAGTTTGACGAGTTCGCCGGCTTGAACGCGTGCGCGATAGGCAGCATAAAGGTCGGCGTGGTTTTTGATCGCGAAGGTGATTGCCGAAGATTTGTCGCCCTTTAGCTCAACGGCTTTGGCTGCGACGACGTCCTCGAACTTCTCAACCTTTGCGACCGGTTTGACTGCTTCGGCCGAGGCAATCGGAGCGGCTGGCGCACCAAAGGACTTGGCAAATTCTTTGACCGCTGCGAGTGCGGCGGCGTTGGCGGCGAGCTGCACGACTTCGTTCTGTGCGCTCATCGCGGCGGGTTTCTCTTCTTTGGGAGCGAGAGCGCTTTCGAGCTTCGCGACTTTTTCGTTCATGCTCATCATGGCACTTTGAATCATGCCTTCGATGGCCTTTTTCATTTCGTCGTTCATAGGTAATTCTATTTCGATTTTTGCTTCGGGTTGCTCAACGTCTCCGTTCTGAAGTTGTTTCAGCTTACGGGAGAAAAATCCGTTCGGGTTCGCAGCGGGTTCGCTGACGAGATCGACCGAGTAAATTTCCGAGCACCGTTGCAAAGTCGTGAGCTTGTCCGTGCTCTTTTCGGACGGACCCGAGAACGCAATTGAGAGCCCGAACGTGTCTGGAATCCGCTCGGCGATCTCCAGGATGTAAGCGCGATGCGGCGAATTTTGCAGCAAGTGCAAATCCCCGAGCAGCTTTTCGCCGCTGATTCGCAGCCCGTCAATATAACCAACGATGTCGCCCGCGCCGCCCGAGTGGTCGAGTTTCACTTTGAGCCCGCCCTCGTATTGCTCGGCGGCGGTTTTGACCTGCTCTAAAGTCTTGTCGTCAATCATGACGCCGTGGCCCAGCGCCGGTCCCTTCGTGATAAGCGAGACGCCGCGAATGATGCCGGCCTGTGCGTCAATGACGCCTGCGGACGCTGCAAATGTAATGACGGGTTCCATCGCCTAAGCGATGGCCGTCAAATCATGGCTCTTTGCTTGCCTCGCGATGCCAGCGCCAAAGCAAAAACGCGATGCCCAGCAACGTCCCGATGAGCGCCGCCACGTCGTTGACCTGGCTGAGTGAGGTCCACGCGACGACCGGAGTCGAAGCGGTGGCGAGGTCTTTGACTTGGGTCGGGTTCATTTTTTCCGCATCTCCATGATTTTTTCGAGCGTCCTGCCGCCAAAGTAAAAGCTCATGATGAGCATGCCCCACTGACCGAGCAGTGCGACATACGACTCGTTCGCGTTGTGGCCGAACGCCGACATCATAGCAAAGGTGAAGTAGCCGACGAGGATCGCGCCAAGCGTCATGGGTCTGATATTCTTCGAGAGCCACGAGTCGCTCGCCATGTCCGCCTTGAGCCGGTCGGTCAGGTTGCTCTGCTCAGTCTTGTATGCCTCAAGATCGGCGTTCATCTTCGCCAGCTCGCCGTTCTGCGCCATCGTCGCCAGTTCTAGCTGCGCCTTGGCCTTTGCTTCGGGGTCAGGAATGAGCTTGTCGATCAGCTTCGTTCCGATGCCTAGAATTTCAGCGAGAGGAAACATGGTTACACCCTCAAGTCGTTCGTCAAACGGCGGAAAAGAAAATACGGGAACCAAATCCATTTCGGCACTTTGGTTATTTTCACGTTCGCATTTCGGACGAACGGCACTTCGGCGTCCCATACCTTGACGCGAATCGGCGAGCCATCCGGCGAGGTGCAGTCGAGTATTGAAACGTTCTGCGTCGGAGCGCGGCCCGGCTCCCAATAGTTGTCATACTGCCCCAGCTCAATCGTGCCGCTCACGACCGAGCCGTAAAGCGTCAGACCGTTGATCGCGCCCTTGATCGTAACCGAGCCGTGAACCGTGCAGTTCTGCACCGTGTAATTAGAGCCGCGCACGCAATCAATCGAGTCCTCGCGGCTGGCTGGAATCGTCAGCCCGCTTATCGTGAGCCCGATGCAGTTCGAGCACTTCACCAAGTCGTCCCAGTTCTCGGGGTCGAGCGGAGCCTGCCACTCAGCCGCGTTCACCGTCAGCCCGTTGTCCTGTGGTCCAACGTAGCTGCGCCAATTAACGTCTGCCGTCCCGCTCATTCGACCTTCGGTTCCTTTGGCTTTAACGCCTCGGCAAGCTGTTCCGCGCACTTGCGGACAAGATCGTGGTCGTCGGCCTTTAATGGGGCTTGGCGAGCTGCTGCGTATAGGTTTTGGAGTGCTTGCTCAGTGCTCATGTTAGGAAGCGGCGAGTTCTTGATGCGCGATGGCCGTAACCGCAGCCGAGACTTCGGCGTAGCTGTAAGTCTTGCCGCCGACGGTGACGGTTTTGTCGCTTAGGAGCGGCCATTGAACCGTTGTCCAAGGCGACACGAATACCTGCCCGTCGATAACGGTTTTCTTCTCGAAAAAAGCAGTGGCGATAGGAGACTCGCCCTGCGGGTCAGTCTGGATGCGTTGGAGCGTGGTGGTGACGATTGGGTCATTCATGGTAGGAAAAAATTACGAGGAGACGGCTTTGATAACGGAGAAGTTGAAGACGGGGGCTTCCGAGGTAGTGCCGCCCGTAGTGGCAAAAGAGATACGGAAGGAACCCGCGCCAACGGCGGTCACGGAGATCATGTAAAGGTCGGTGCCACTGCGCTGGTTGACGATGATCGTGTCGGTCGCGGCAACCGTGCTGTTGGTGACGGTGAATGATTGCCACGTCGCTGAGCCTGCGGCGGTGAACAGCGTGATCGCGCCTGCGACGTTGTTGAGCGTGACGCCAGTGGTGCGCGAGGTGCCTTGCGTGACTGCGCCGCCCGCGCCGGTCGCGTAGCCGATGCCGCCCGTTGCGGAGGTGGAGCGGGCGGAGCCGCTGAACGTCGTGGCTCCGGCTCGTGTCATCGTGAGGATGTTGGCAACACCATAGTATCCAAAACCCATTGAGTTGGTGTTGTCGTTGTCTCCTTGGTAGGTAAAATTCCAACTTCCCGAGTTACCGCTGGTGAGTCGAGAGCCGAACCGAAAGTTAATAGTTTGACCCGCTGTCATGGAGGTGCCCGTGAGTTCCGCGATGTCGCCACCGGAAGCCCTGTTCCCAACAAGCTGGTTGGTGAATGACACTGTGCTGCCAAAATAACCCGCCCCTCCAAATCCTGCGCCGCCCGCCACTTGCAAGGCTCCGGTCGTGGTGGAGGTGGATGCGGTGGTGTCCGTGATACTGACGCGACCGTTTTGCAGCGTGTAGCCCGTAGTCGCGTTGAGGGTGAAGTAATTACCGTTTGCAATGCGGAGGTGAACATTGCCGCCGCTCGGCCCGTTCAAGATCGTGTTAGTCCCATCTCCTGAGAGGCCGTAATTTGTGGTGGAGGGCGACGCCTGACGAAACCACATACCAATCGTGGAGGCGATGGTCGTTCCGTCCATTTGGAACAAAATTCCGCCGTTGTTGAGGTTCAGCGAGCCCCCGACATACATTGCTCCCGCATTACCGAACCCGCCCGCGTTGATGAGCGAGCCGGTGGTCGTGGACGTGCTGGCGGTGGTGCTGGAAACAGACAAAGTGTTGGTAAACGTCGCCGCGCCTGTGGTTCGGATAATACTCAACCAGTCGTTTCCACCGACTGAAAGCCGGAAGTCTCCGCTCGTTGCTATGTTGCGTAAAGACCACTGCCCAACCCCGCTCTGATTGAGCGCAAAATTTACTTCGGTGCCGGTTGACCCAAAAACGGAAACAGGAGCCGAAAACGTCGCCGCGCCCGTCGCGCTCGTGAACGTCAGCGCGGTGCCGAAACTGCCGGTGCCTAGGGTGAGGTTAGAGGCGGCTGGCGAGGTGAGTGACGCCGAGATTGGCGTCGTGAGCGTCGGTGACGTAGAAAGCACGTTTGCGCCGCTGCCCGTCGAGGTGGTCACGCCTGTGCCGCCGTTGGCGACTGGTAGCGTGCCGGTCACGCCCGTCGTTAGCGGTAGCCCCGTGCAGCTCGTCAGCGTGCCGCTGGACGGTGTGCCAAGAACCGGCGCGGTCATCGTCGGACTCGTCAGGGTCTTGTTCGTCAGCGTGTCCGTTGTCGCACGTCCCACGAGCGTGTCGGTCGCGTCAGGCAAAGTCACCACGCGGCCGGCTGTCGAAACGGCGTCAATCAGCGTTACCGCGCTTGCGGCGCTGGATGAACTGCGGAAGCGGATTCCCTTGTTGAAATCCGTGCCGTCGCTGATCGTGAAAAGTCCGCTGCCCTTCGGCTGCAAATGCACGCCGATATTCGTGCTCGCGCCCTCGGCTAGAACGTGGAGCGGGTTGCCGACGCCGGTCCCGTTCTTAATCTCAATGTAATCAGTCGCGCTCGCCACGCCGGTCAATCGCACGATGTCGTTGCCGCCGCCGACGATTCCCACCGTGTCCGCTGCCGGGCGATACATGCCGGTGTTAGTGTCGCTGACAAAGAAGAGGGACGGCGCCGCTTCGGTCCCGTCCGTCAGCTCGATTTGTCCCTCGTCGCCCGTGATCGTGATCGTCGTCGGCGTCTCGGTGATCGTGATGTTGCTGCCGGCCACTAAGTTCTTCGGCACGTAGTTCAGCCCTTCGCTCCCGAGGATTTGCCCCGCGCTTGGGATAGGCAGAATGTCGGTGAGCGAAGTAATGCCGCCGCCGCCGCCACTGTTTCCGCGTGCTGCGTTCAGCGTCCAGTTCTCGGCGTTCCGGCCCGGACGCTCGCGGTTGTCGTTGATGTTCGACACGAACGAATCGCCGTTAAACGTCACGAGGTCGAGTTTTTGATAGGTGTCGTTCGGCGTCCATTTGCCGCGAGGGTTCAGCCCGCGAGGTTCGGCAAATTCCTTCCGCAGTTGGTCGATCTCGCCGGCACGCGGAAAGCGTGAGAGTTCGTCGGTGACGATGCCCTTGACTGCGCTCGGCAACGCGGACGCCGCCTCTGCGATTCGCGCCTCGGCCTGCGTCAACAGCGTGGCGTTCTGCTCGCGCTCGGCCATAAGCACGGAGTAACGCGCCGCCGTTGTGGATTCCAGGTTGCGAGTGATGGCGTCGATTTTCGCGGAAAGCTCCGAGCTTATTTTCGCCTGTGCGTCGGTCGCTCGCGCCGCGATAAAGATTTCCAGCTCCGAGCGAATCGCCGGTTCGATTTCTTCGAGGCTGCGCTCGATCTCGCCGGACAAGTGGTCGCGCAAGATCGGGAAAAATTCGAGGATCTGCTTGAGTTCCGCCTTTTGCGTGACGGCCATCTCGATGAGGCTGTTGATTTGCTGTTGTGGGTCTTGCATAGTGTCAGAGTTGGCCGTTGCGGTGGTAGATCAAAAGCGTGGTGGCAAAAATTTCGAGCGTCTCCAAGTCCTCTTCGTCAATTTTTCGGACGCGCTGTTGTCTCGTGGTGCCGATAATCACGTCCGACTCGTCCGGTGTCGGAGGCGGTGGCGGCGTGCCTTGGAAACTGAGCAGCGTCAGCAGCATCGTTTATTCCGAGAGCGTTTGCAGTTGATTAAGCGTTGTCTGCGTTTCTGCGATTTCGGAATCAATCCGCTCCATCGCGTCGGTGTCTCCGGTGAGGTCGGCACTAACGCGATCTTGCTCCAGTCGAGCAATGCGGCGCTGTGCAAGCTGAATGAGTTTTGAAACGGTCATTTGATTAAGCGTGAGAAGTAAAGCCGGTTACGTCGCCGAGGGTGATTCCAGTGTTGTTGGTCAGACCCTGCCCGCCCGTGACCATAATCGTGATGCCTGTCGCAAAGCCCGCACCGCCCTCAAGCGACCAGTTAATTGTGCGGCCCGCGCCAATGCCGATTTCCGTCGTTGCCGCCGTCGTGCCGGGAGTGACCGAGGCGGAAGCTAGATTAAAAATCTTGAGCCACCGCGTTGAGGCAGAGGTGTTAGTCACGAGGATGCCGAGCAATCTGCCTGCGCCGGATTTGAGCTGCTGCGCGACTGGCGTGGCCGGGCTGTTGACGTTGGTCAGCGTGGCCGCGCCAGTCGCGCTGCCACGGTATTGGATGCCCACGTCGCCGATTAGTGCCGAGCCTGCGACCAGCGCCGGTTGGGTGAATGACGTTGCGACTGTGCCTTGCACCGCCACCGGCAACGGAGCCGCATTGCCAGTTGGACGAACGCCAGCGATATACGTCGGCACGTTCACGTTGTCCTCAACGGCGATGAATCCGAGCGTCCACGTCGTCGTGCTCGCGGGTGCGCTCGTGCCGTTGTAGCTCCACAAATAGACGTAAAGGTTCACGTCGTCGTCCGGCAGAGATTCAACCCGACTGCCGCGAGTCGTTACGGTTGGCGTCGTTGCGCTGGCAACTAGCGCGTCCGACCAAGCGACATTTCGCCCGTCTGCGTAAGTTTGCATCACGTGCCCCGGCGCGGCGGTCGTGTTGATCGTCGCCGTCGTCAGGCCCGAGTTCCACCCGCGGCGCTGCGCGTCAATGCTGGCGTTGGTCGCCGTGGTGCCGGAATATTGCGTCCAGAGGTAGTTCCAGCCAAACAAATCCACCGTGCAGCTACCGGAAGCCGGCCAGCCCGCGACCGTGAAGTTGATCGTGTCCACCGATGGGATGGACGCGATGGCGTAGCGATTCGGCACGCCGTTTGCGCCGGTAATCGCGCCGATCATCATAAACTGACCGACGTTGATCGTCGTGAAACCATGCGCCGCTTTTGTGACGGTGATTGAGGTCGCGCTGTTGATCGTGCAGGCCAAGCCCTCGCCGATCATGTCCGCCATCATCACGGCAAAGTTATTTTGCGCGATGCGCTGCGAGAGAATCGTTTTGTGGCGAGCCGTGAACGCGCCCTTGAACGCGGTCGTGCTTCGCGCCAGAAATTCACTGTTCGCGGTGGTGCCGGTTGTCACCAGCAAGTTGCTGCTCCCCTGCGTCACGCCCATGCCTGTGCCGAGACGCCGCTGCGTGAATTCGGATGCAAGCAAGCCAGATCCGCTGTCAGCAAAACCGACCGACCAAATATCAGCCGGAGCCTGACGCACGACAGCGCCGCGACTGCCAAAAGTCGGATGCGTTGTCATCACGTCCGGCTGCAACGCCGACGTAGCTGCGCCGGTCGGGAGCGGGAGACTTGCCGCGCTTACCGGCACCGCTGCGGCGCGAAGCTGAGCGTCGGTTAGCGGTTGCGACAATCCGGTGTTTGCTGTGACCGTTCCAGAAACCGGAACCGCGCTCGCCCGAAGTTGCGCGTCGGTCAGCCCGATCTGCGCCGGGAAATTTCCCACCGTGACCGAGCCCGTAACCGGAACCGGATTTGCTGCGCTGACGTCGCCGTCGTTCACTCCGTCCGCGCCGAGCGCGAGTTTCACGCGCTGAAAGAGGTGCCCGCTGATGTCGTCGGCTGCGACGCTTGCGCCTTCGCCCGGTGTATATCCTACGTTGTCGGCCATTTTTTTTGTGTGTTAATTATTCCAGCTCGGCAACGGCTTCGGCCATCCGGCCAAGTCCGTCGCGTTTCGTGACGCGAAAGACGATTCGCGATTTGTTTTCTGGCTTCGGCCATTCCGGAAAAACGATTGCCGGCGCGGTTGGCGCGTCTGGCAGTTTGATTTCGGGAATGGTCACGTTGATCTCGGGAGCTTGCGGCGGTTTCGCTAAAATTCCCTGCAACGCGGTGATGATTTGCGCGAGGTTCGCGACGGCGGAAACCATGCTCGGAGAATCGGCCAGCGATTTCCGTTCGTGCTCGGCGACGGCCAGCGCCGTGCGAAGCTGCGGAATCTCCGCCGCCATGCGCTGCAGTTCCTCGGCGTGATGGAGGATGATCGCGCCCAACTGTTCTTCGTGGTCGGTCTTTGTGCTCATCTTAGTTGGTGCGATTTTTCAACGTCTCAAAAATCTCCGAAACTTTGCGGTAGATTTTGACCACGCGTTGCTGCTTGTCGATTTCTTCGAGCGTCGGCGAAGCGGTCTTGCAGAATGTTTTGAACACCTCGGCGGCGTCCTTGTTTTTGAGCAGAGCCTCACGAATCACGAACGGTTCAGCGTTCAGTTCCTTCGGCACTTCTTGTTTGTTCAAACGCTCGACGATGGCCGTTGACCACGAATAGCCCTCGTCGCCTCCCCAGCCGTGCCACGCCTGCCAGCCCTTGCCTTGGTCCTTCCAGGTCTCGCCTTGCTTGTCAGCCTGGTGCCGGTCAAAAAATGCCTTCATCCGGCGAACGGTGTCCTCGGACATTGGCCGCTTGTTCATAAGGTCACGCGCCCGAGCAATGCCGATACTCGTCATGCCGCGCTGCGAGATTGGCTTTTGCTCGCGCACGTCGAGAGCACGTCGAGCGTTTTCCGCCATCGCGTTCGTCGGAATGTAAGAATCGGTGGCGAAGTTGATCGTGACGAGATTTGCGTCGTTCTGCACTTGCTGAACCGGCTCGATTGCGGCGGGTGCCGCCGCGACGCTCGCCGCCTGCGCCTCTGCTGCGCTTGCGCCCACCGCATCGCCTGCTGCGGCTGCGGCCGCTGGCGTGCTCGGGAGTGAGGTCGTCGTGAGGCGTATCGCCGTCTCCGGCACGCCATATTTCACCGCAAGCTCCTTCACGAAACCGGCCTCGATTGCGATCTGCTCCAGCCGAGAAAAAGCGTCCGTGCCTTCCTCGGCCGCGATCTCTTGCAGCGACTTCGCGCCTTGCCGGTTTTCGTTCATGTTCGCCGCCGACTCGCGGCCCACGTCGATTGAGAGCTTGGCCGGGAAACGCCACTCGCCCTTGGTCGCCCGGCGCAGCGCTTGAACCATTGTCTCGCCTGCGAGCAGCGGAGGCGGCGGAATCTCGCCGCGTGCAATGGCGTCGAGAATCACGGCGTCCTTGATCGGGTCCAAAACCTTGTCGGTCAGCACGCCCTGCTTGTTCGTGAACACTCGATCAGCCGCAGCGAACTCTGCGCGGACGCTCGGGCCTTTGTATTCCTGCGTGCCGAACAGCACGCCCTCCGGCACGCCCACGCCTAGCGCGATCTCGTGCATAAGGTGCTGCACAAATCCGGTGAAAGCCTGCGACGGACGCGACGGCATGACTTCCACGCGGTCGCTGTTCTGGAAATATCGAATCATGCCGACCTCGGTCAGCTCGTTCTTCTGCGTCTGTCCGCTCGGTAAGTTCGCCGCAGGGTTTGGCTGGAAAAGGTTGCGCGGGTTCGCGACGCCTCGGTCGTTGAAGATCAGCGCCGCCTGCTGCGACGAGAAGCGAACGCCCGCCTTTTCTGCCTGTAAGATTTCGTGCAGCATCCGCGCCGTTTGGATTGCGCTGTGCAGGTCCGTGACGCCCCGATATTGGTCCACGCGGAACGGGTCGAAGTAGTGGCAGAATTGATTTGCCGGAATGTCCTCAGCTCCGAAGTAAACGCCGTTCCGGTCCACGCGGAAAATACGATACGCCACTGGCTGACCAAAGTCGTTCGTCACGACGCCTTGAAAATAATTGTTCGAGGCGACGGCTGACTCGTTCGGATTGCCGATGCGCGTCGCCGGCACAAGTTGCAGCTTGAGTCCCTCGCCGCTGCGCCGAATCACGAAGCCGCAGTCGCCGTCAATCGGTCGTTCCTCGGCTGCGAGCTGCACGAGTTTCTTGAAGCTGTGCCGGTTCGTCACGTCGCAGTTTTTGCACCACGCGTGAAAGTAGTCGTCAATCACGCGGTTGTAGTCGCGGTCGCCGGTCGTAGGTGAGTATTCGTGCGGCGTCAGGTAGAGTCCGAACTTGCGCGAGATTTCCCGCGCCTCGGGGAAGTTGTCCACGAGGTCGCGTGCCTCATACATCATGACCACGCGGTCCCGCTGATTCTGCGAACTTTCAGCCGGCTGCGTGTATTGCTTCGGCGTATAAAGGCGATTGGTCCGCGCCGCGTTATACTCAAACAGCGACTTCGCGACGCGTGCCTCCAAACGCTTGAGCGCCCATGTCGGCGCGATGTTCTCCAACGCACGATCAATCCAAGGTTTATTTGCGACCAGTTTTGACGCGTCGAAAAAATCGGTGCTCATGTCAGTTTCCGTTGAAGCTCACGAAGGTCGTATCGGTTGACGTTCCGGCTGCGTCGGTCAAGGCGTCTTGCAAGTTGCCGAGCATGTTGTTGAGCGCGTTTAGGTCTGCCCGGCTCACGCTCTTGCCGTTTAGGCTGTAACTCTGGTTGAGCAGCACCGCCTGTATCGCGTCAATCGTCTTGGTCTTGAGCGCCGTCAGCGTCGCGGTGTCCAGTCCGAGAAATGGGTTGTCGAGCATACCAAGGCTCGAAACGTCAAACCGGCCTTATTCCTTCGGCGCTGCGTAGCGAATCACGTTTGCAATCGTCGCCATGCAGAGGAGCATTGCGGAGGTGTCCAAACCGTGATTCGGCGCGTTGCTTTTGACCTCTTTCCACTCCCAAACGCCCGTCCGAATCTCCACCTTCGACTCGCCCTTGAGGTGTTCGAGGTAGAGCGGATTAACATCCTTCGGCAAAAGCCATTTCAAATCGCCCTTGGCTTCGAGCGCGTTCGCGAGGAGGTCTTTGAAATAGTCGCCGCTCCAGTCGTAATAAAACACGTCGCCGCCCCGGTAGTCGCTCACTCGCGGCTCCGAGAACGGGAAGTTGATGAGCTTGTCGCTGGCCTCGTCCCTCATTGTCCAAGTCTTGCGAGCGTGCCCCCGCATCCCTCGCCAGCCGAAGTCCGCGCAATCGCGGTCCACGTCGGCGGGTCGGTAGCCGCGATCTTGGGCAACGCACGCGTCCTGCACCTTGTAACGGTGCTGAATCTGGCGAAGTTGGTCCCGCGTTTCGACGCGCCCGAAATAGAGCTGCCGATAGGTCGGTCCGGTCGCCGAGCTGAAAGCGCCGATCTCGACCCACCAGTGGTCTTGCTGACGGTCCACGGCCATGAAGCGAATCACCTCGCCGTCGATTGCCTCGCCGTTGCTGAACTGAGCGACGGTGTAGTCGCTGGCCTGCACGAACAAATTGACCACCTTCTTCTCGACAATCCACGGCCTCGCCTCGCGCTTCGTGCGAAACTCGATCTTCATCTTGTCGTCACCTTGGCGCACGAAATGGTTGTCCGCCTCGCAGAATTCTTCGACCAGCAAGCGCATTGGCCGGCTGACAAGCGACTCAACGCGGAAGCTCTGAATCTCAGCCGGCGCTGCCTCGTTCAGCGAAACGAACCGCC